TGGCGAGAAAAAGATTAGAGGCTGGTTTATTCTTTGCGTCAACGAAGGTGTATGGGTTGTGTATGCCATACACACACACCAGTACGGCTTTATTGCCTACAGCGCCTTGTATCTCATTATGTATTACAAAGCAATCAAAAACTGGAAGTGAGTTCTATGTCTTATCTTATTATTGGGTTAATTTGGGCTATCGGTGTTGTTACTGGAGCGATTCTTATGCTTATTTGGGACATGATTAAATGAGTACCACATCAACAATAATTACCCTTGTCTGCATTTGGATTCTGGCGTGGATGGCTATCAAAGCATGACCGTAGTAGCTGGACTGGTAACGCCTGAAGGGGCATGGATAGGCGCAGACAGCCTTAGTTCCACCGATGACGGCCTAGCCTCGCTCATAGCCACACCGAAGGTAGGCAGGTTTGGCAATCTCCTATTGGGATACTCAGGCTCGTTTAGGGTCGGGGCAATGTACTTTAAGGTGGCAGGTCGCTCACATAACCCCACACTTGAGCAATTACTTGAAAGCGTCAAACTACCCGACGACCTCAAAGACGACTGGGAACTACTAGCCATTGAGCATGGACACCTTTACGAGATAACTTCCAACTCAGGGCCACTAGAGGCTAGGAAAGACCATGACGGCATTGCTTACGGTGCTATTGGCTCAGGTGCAGCTCCGGCACTTGGATCACTATTCACCGACCACGAGGACGAGGGTAGTCTGTACCAAGCACTTGAAGCCTCAGCCATGCACACAACCAACGTGCGTTCACCGTTTCTGGTATTGTCTCTGTAATGCTTCTAAAGGGGAATTGCCTAGAGTTGCTGGCAGAAATGCCTGACAACAGCGTTGACTCAATAGTCACCGACCCACCCTACGAACTTGGCTTTATGGGAAAGTCTTGGGATAACTCAGGGATTGCGTACAGCGTAGAACTATGGAGCCAAGCACTTCGAGTTCTAAAGCCAGGTGGACACCTACTTGCCTTTGGTGGTTCGAGGACATACCACCGCCTTGCCAGCGCAGTCGAAGATGCAGGGTTTGAGATTCGTGACCAGATTATGTGGCTGTATGGATCAGGATTCCCGAAATCGCTTGACGTTAGTAAGGCTATTGACAAGGCTGCTGGAGCGGAACGACCAAGAGAAGCCCCACAGTCACGCAAAGAAGCCTCTATTGCAATAGCAAAGAACGGTTTCGGCGCAGATGGATGGTCACCACAAACTAAAGACGCACAAACTAAAGACGCACAAACTTGGCAAGGCTGGGGAACTGCCCTAAAGCCAGCCCACGAACCTATCGTTGTAGCTCGCAAGCCTCTTATCGGCACAGTAGTCACCAATGTCCTGACCTACGGCACAGGTGCGTTGAACATAGATGCGAGTCGGGTTGCTCATCAATCAGAAGCAGACCGAGCAAGTGCCACACCTCAAGGAAAAGTTACAAGCAATCTTTCGGCTGGAGCTGCTCCCGATGTGGACAATGCTGGTCGCGTAGAAGTTTCTCGACCAGACACCTCATTAGGTCGCTGGCCAGCCAACGTAATCCATGACGGTAGTGAGGAAGTGCTGGAGGGGTTTCCAAACGTCAAGGGTCAAGTTGGTATGAAGAAAACCAACGGCGGTCATAGGTTTATTGTGGGAGACATTGAGACGGTGCAACAATTTCAAACCGGAACGTTTGACTCAGGCTCCGCAGCTCGCTTCTTCTACTGCGCTAAAGCCAGTAAGTCCGAACGCAACGCTGGGCTAGAGGGCTTTGAACTAAAGCGTGAAAGTGACCGACCTAGTGACGATAAGCCAGGTGGCGACAACCCAAGAAACAGAACCAACACAGCAAGTCAGAACTTCCACCCCACTGTCAAGCCAATTGCTCTCATGCGCTACCTAGTCAAACTAGTCACTCCACCCAACGGCACAGTTCTTGATCCATTCTTGGGTAGTGGCACAACAGCAGTCGCAGCAATACTTGAAGGTTTTAACTGGATGGGTTGTGAGATGACAGAGGACTACTGGCCTATAATTGAGGCACGAGTGGCGTGGGCTGAAGCTCAACCTAAAACACTTTTGTAACCACCACAATCTGTAGTAATACTATGGCGTGTAACCACAAGATGTGGTACATTTGATACACTAGACTTTTTTGTGTCCAATTAAAAGACACACTCCATTCGCCGAACAGAGGTGTCGGAACATGACACAGACTTCACCAGGCGGTTTTATCCGCACAGAAGAGCAAGCGATTCTTGACACAGAGGCACTTAAACTGCGTTCTAACGGGCTTACCTACCAGAAGGTAGCCGACTACCTAGGGGTTTCTAAATCAACCGCATTTGAGCGAGTCCAGCGAGCCTTAGCAGCCATTCCACGAGAAGCTGTAGAGGAATACCGCAAACTAGAAAACGAACGCCTAGACCTATTGCTTGAAAAGGTACTGGATAAGGCACTTGCAGAAGATGACAACAAAGGTTTTCTATTTGCAGTAGATCGTGCGCTGGCTATCTTTGAGCGTAAGGGCAAACTAAACGGTACTGATTCTCCTACAAAGCACGAAGTCATAACACTTGGGGCAGTAGAGGCAGAGATACAACGCCTAGAAGCGAAATTAGGGGCCAATGGAGACAACGGAAGAACAGAGACTGCAGGAGCTACTACTGCTCCGAACTCTGCTGAAGTCTGAGCAAGAACTAGAAGCACAACAGGCGATTGAGGGCTTAAAGAACTCTCGCTACCGCACACTTGCCCGACCTAATCAACTCCCACCTGACGGACAGTGGAGGCTATGGCTAGTAATTTCGGGCCGTGGTTTTGGAAAAACTTTCTTGGGGGCTGGATGGCTGGCTGAACAAGCCCGAACCCACCCCAATACCGAGTGGGCGATTGTTGCCCCAACATTTACTGACGTGCGCCGAACTTGCGTTGAAGGTCCTTCGGGATTCCTTAAAGCAGTTGACCTACGTAAAGACAAAGGTGACTTCTACAACCGAAGCAATGGGCAGATAAGCCTTAGCAACGGTTCACGAATCCATCTTGTATCAGCTGACGAGCCTGACCGTGCCAGAGGATTAAACCTCAGTGGCGCATGGTTAGACGAAGCCTCGTCATTTAGATACGAAGAAATCTGGACTGAGGGACTTGCCCCTGCACTACGCATTGGTAATCCCCAGGTGGTCATCACGACCACACCTCGCCCAACGAAACTGATCCGAGAATGGATGAGTCGCACAGACGGCTCTGTAGTCGTTACCCGTGGTTCCACCTTCGATAATGCAGCAAACCTGTCTGAAGCTGCGCTGGCAGAACTCAAGTCACGATACGAAGGCACACGCCTTGGTCGCCAAGAGTTGTACGGTGAACTTCTACTAGACACACCTGGCGCATTATTTACCCAGACAATGATTGACGATAAGAGGGTGCAGCACTACTCAGACTTCACACGAGTCGTAGTAGCCGTTGACCCAGCCGTAACATCAGGCGAGAATAGTGACGAAACAGGAATTGTTGTTGTTGGCCTAGGAGCCGATGGTCGCTACTACGTGATAGCAGACAAGAGCTGCAAAGACACCCCAATGGGCTGGTCTAACCGAGTCAACATGGCTTACGAGGATTACCAAGCAGACCGAGTGGTAGTTGAAAAGAACCAAGGTGGCGACTTTATTGAAACCACGCTTAGGCAAATCAACCCACACATGAACGTTATTGGTGTAACAGCCAAGGTCGGAAAACGCCTTCGTGCTGAACCGATTGCTTCGCTCTATGAGCAAGGCCGAGTTTCACACATAGGCAACCTCAGCGCATTAGAGACACAGATGATTGAATGGGTCCCAGACTCAGGGGAATCACCAGACCGCCTCGATGCTCTCGTTCACGGCATTACCTCGCTTACCACTCAGATGAGCAAGTTCGACCTTGCGTTCTCTGGATCATCACAGTCATGCCCTAAGTGTGGCGCATCAAATCTCAAGACCGACACAGCTTGTAAGGTCTGCTTTCACAAGTTCAACCCAGCAACCGAACAACGCATTAACAGTCTCAATGCTGGCTTCCCCCAATTCCAAAAGAGGTAGACGTGGCTTTATTCAGCCGTAAAGACAAGACAGCCGAGATTGTCAAGGGCGTAATGGATGAACTCAACAAGGCTGGCGCTCCTATGGCTATGGCTATGCAAGCAGGTCAACTACAAGGCTCACCTGTTCAGACCGGCGTTCCAGTCATGGCACAGCAGGTTGTAGCAGCAACACCTCTACAACGCCCACAGTCTGTATTCGGTGCAGCGTTTAACCCTGGTACTCCACTCTTCCCAGGTGCTATTGACCCAGTCAACCCAGTAACAGGTCGAGCTGAACCACGCATTACTCAGTACCAAGTTGCTGAGAACTTAATGATTACCCAAGAGCCAGCGCCATTCGGCAAACTGGAATGGGCTGCTCGCAACGTAGACATCATCTCTCGTTGCATAACTATTCGCATTGACGACATCACCAAGATGGGCTGGTCGTTTGAGGTATCTGACGACGCTATTGCCGAAATCATGGCAAAAGAGAACTGCTCACACGCTAAGGCTGCGACAATCGCTCGTGACCGCTACGGCGACCAAGTTGCCAAGATGACTGAAGCCTTTGCCAACCCATTCCCACTGGAATACAAGAACTGGCGCTCATGGATTAGCCAGGCTATGTGGGACTACTTGGTGTACGACGAAGTGGTGGTCTACCCTAACTACAACCTTGGTGGGGAATGCTTCGGCTTCGACCTCATTGACCCTTCAACTATCAAGATTCTGCGTGACGACAAAGGTCGAGTTCCTTCCTGGCCTAACCCTGCGTTCCAGCAGATATTATGGGGCTACCCTCGTGGGGAGTTCACAGCTTCACCGCTTAACGAAGTAAACGCTCAGTTCAACTCACAAGAACAGCGTGGACCAGTTCGCCCATCAGACTCACTCAACGTATTCATTGGCCACCCACAGACAAAGATGCTCTATGGCTTCTCTGCTGTTGAGCAGTGCCTTCAATACACCGACCTTTACGTAAACCGCCAAGAATGGCTACTTGCTGAATACAAGGCTGGATCAACCCCAGCAATGTTCCTTGAAACTGACAGCGCCCTAGAACTATGGCAGCTCGCAGACAACGACAGAATCCTGAACGACTACTACTCAGGTATGACTGCCAACCGTCACCAAATCCGCTCACTCCCAGGTGGAGCGAAGGTAGTGCAGACTACACAGATTGACGAGAAGTACAAGTCTGACTATGACGAGTTCATCGCCAAGCGTATTGCAGCAATCTTCGGAGTAGCACCATCACAAGTTGGTGTTGTAGCTCGTGCCGGACTCGGTGGTGGCAAAGGCTCACACGACGGCGAAACAGAATCAGCCGAAACAGTATCTACCAAGCCAACGATTAACTTCATTGTGGACATGGTGAACACGCTCTGCCGTCAGCACCTTGGCATGGACGAGAGCATTACCTTTAGCCTCACCAACGACGCATCCTCAACGGATCAGTTGAACCGCTACAAGGCGCTATCAACCGCAGTCAACGCTGGAATGCTTACCCTCAACGACTCTCGTGGGGAACTTGGTATGCCGTTGTTTGACATGAACGAAGCCGACGAGCCGTTCATCCTTACAGCACAAGGCCCAACATTCCTTAGTGGACAATTAACCACAGACGCAACAGGCGAAACACTAGGACAGACAGGACCATCAAGTGACAACCAAGAGAACACGAACCAAGTCAGCCAAGGCAAAGAGCAACCGAGTCTCAGTGAAGCACCCAAAGGTGATAGCAAAGAGACGACTTCTAGGGTAGAGGCCAAGTCAGCACACGACGAGGAACTACGTGAGTTCGCACGCTTTGTTAAGTCTCGTAATAAGACCGGCAAATGGCGAGCATTTGACTTTGTAACGATTGAAGAAGAACTAGCCGACAAACTAAACAGCGACGCTTACTTCTTGGTCAAGGGAACAGTTCCAATGCCAGACAGCGTTCTTGCATGGGCTGAAGATGTTGTGAAAGCGCAGATAAGCGATACCCCAAAAGGTTTGCTTACTAAAGGGAACGACCACGAGAACCGCATAAAGGCTCTCGCTTCCAAGCACAAGACTGCTATTCA